TGCACACGTTCATAATAATCCTTCTGATTAGGTTTATCAGCGTGGTCAAATGGAAATGTCAAGCATTGACCTTGGTCAGTTAGTATTCCTACCATAACCAATGAGTTGTCAGGCTCAAATGGATCAAGGTGCATCTTGCCATCACGTTGTGTGACAGTATTCTCTACATCAAGTGTTAGTTTCATATTTTCTGTCCTTATACACATAATTGTTTACAAAATGTTGTAAGTCATTTTTGTGTTTGTACCACTTATTTTTGTGTAACACACGCCAAGTGTTATTCAAAAGACTCACAACAAACTTATCATTAACAAGAACTAAACCTGGCTGATAGTCTCTTACTACCTCACATAATTTTACTAAGTCTATTAGTTTTTTAATTCTGTGTGCCTCTCTTCTGTACATGTTGTCTCCAAAATAATAGTCCCTATGTTCGTTGTCTTTATCACACTCTTTAGCTAGTGTCAACTCTTCTTCTAGTTCTTCTTCCAACCAAGGAATATCTTCTACTGTGTAAAATGTATCTATAATATCTGTCATTATACTTCATACCTTCCTACTGTGTAGTTGAGGTTACAACCAATGCGACCATGCCAACCAGACAGTTTGTTTTTTACTACGTTAATGTGACGTTGTGTGTCCTCTTCATCCTGTCCACCCTCTACTACAGGGTTTTTCGCAATCAGGAACATAAGGTCTGCCTCTGCAGCTTTACCAGTTCGTGAACCTTCCATCATACTCTGGTTTAGTATTGTCTTACCCTCTGCCTCTGCACTTAGCTGTGACATATAGAATACAGCACAACCATACTGCTTGGCAATCATTCTAGCATAGATAGCGTTAGCCTTCAGTGCTTCGTCAGGACGTGAGTAACCAGACATCGTGGCAAACTTATCACCCATGTCAAGCACAACAATGTCTGGCTTGTAAGATTTACAAACACTCTCTACCCACGCCATGTCTCTACCTGTAGAATCCTTGATGCGAATCTTGTCATACACTGGACGATACAAATCCCTTGCAGTAGATGGATCATTCTTTACATCCCACATTGTAAGACCTGTTGCAGCCGTCAAGTATCGTGCTGCCACACGATGATAGCTTTCTTCGTTACACAGAACAATACAGTTTGCACCTTGATGGGCGAACCCACCTGGCCCTGCAATCAGGCTGGCATGGAATGATGTCTTACCTGTGTTGGGTCTAGCACCAACCTCAATCAAGTGTCCATCGTTTACACCCTCAACCTTACGCACAAGAGTTGGAATGTTAAATGTCCACCTTGCTTCCAAATCATTCTTGGAAATGATTGTGTCAATGGATATGTCATCCCATTCAATCTTTAGCTTTGGAGTAAAGTCCTCACCATATTTTTCAAGTAGCTGCTGTAAAGGCTCAAGGCTGGCTTTGTCACCGTTCACATAATCGAACCCTAACTCTGCAATCTCTGCCCCTACAACCTGCTGGAACAGGCGAGAAAGCACCTCTCCTGCCACGTCACTACCCAAGGGGTCAGTGCGATTGATAGTCTTAAACAAACCATTGTATGATTCACGTTGTGCTGGTGTGATGGATGGATTGCTTGATATGAACAGGGCTTGTACCTC